TTTTTTATGATGGACAAACAAATAAATTGGACTAAGTGGTCCGCCCTTGGATTGGGTGGATTACTTGGTCTTTCGCATATTGGTATGCTTGTAATGCTTGCTACCAGAGACAATAGTAAGTATCCTAAGATTGCTATTCCTCCTGTGAATCAATACTCTTCAGTTAGAGTAATGGCAGGAGAAGATGGATATAGTCTTGAGTATCGTGGGAATGATCCTAAGAGTATGTTTACTACTAAAACTGTAAACAGAGGTGGGTTCCTTAAGAAAGGTGATACAACTACTATCACACAAGAATATACTATGGATGGTGCTGTGCATCATGGTGGTGCAGTATCTAACGGTAGAACTTGGATCGAACCATTATCGGTAGGTACTATTAACGAAAAAAAGATTAGTGCCAAAACCGAGGAATGTATTGAAGTTAGAGGTGGTGGAAAATCGACAGGAAGAATTGTCGGTGGTAGCGTTGGTGCTGCTGCTGGTTCTGGTGTCTCCTCTATTCCTTTCGTTGGCTGGGTTTTGGCTGGTGCTGCTACGATGATCGGTATGAATGAAGGTGCTGATCTAGGTGGTGATGTCGCAGAAAGATTTAGTGATGCTTGCGAAGAAGACTTAAATATTGTAAAATAATTATACCTATGGCAAAATCATTTAAAGTTAAACGGGGTACATATCAAAGGGAAAAGATAAAATCCTCTGGTATTATTACTCTTCTTAGTAGTACTGATTTAAAGTTAGTAGAATCTATTAGCAACAATACTATGTTTGAGGCTAAAGCTAGGGAGGTGACTATCCCTAGAATGGGTGTAATTGGCGTAGGTGATCTAGGTCAAAGTATAGCTCATAAATTTAGGTCTAAAGGTGTTGAGTTATGTGGATATGATGAGGATATAGAATATTGTAAAATACTCTGGAATACAAAGGTACAAAATTTATATGATTCGAGTAAACCTGAATTTAAATTAGTATATGATTATGCCAGAAGCATGGAGTCATTAGTTGATATAGTTAAACAACCAAAAGCTTATCCTGATGGAACTCCTATTGATAGACCTGCTGTATACTTTATATGCACTCCATTGGAAGCAGTTGAAAGTGTTAAATCTGAATTGATACCTTTGTTAAGTAATAAAGATATTATAGTTGATTGTAGAAATAAAAAAATATCTGTTATAATAAATGGTGATAAGAGTGGTTTTATAAAAACGCAATTTATAGAATTACCATTCTCTTGGTTAGAGATTTTTTTAGAAACATTTAAAGAGGTTTAGTATGCCAGTATATAGAGATTATGAAATTCGTATAAATCTTAATGAATTGATTGAACAACGGATACCAGTTTGTAATCTAACTCACAAGGATCATTGTTTGACGGATTCTCAGATTGCTGATATCGCACATGATATCAATATGGATCTTAATTTACATCCAATCTATCATCAGATAGATGAACATATTATGAGATATGTTAATGCAGCAAATATAGATAATAAAGATCATTGGGTTGAAACAAAACTTCCTGATCTTGACGTTGGTGATGAAGAAGAAATTAGGTTTGAATAGATATGGATTTTTCTAAAGAGTTAAAGATAGGTACAAAGAAATCTCACTCAGCAGCAGAAAATACTTCTTTTGTTGCATCATTTCTTAGAGGTGTTGTAAATAAGGAATCATACAAGAAACTTGTATCGGATTTATATTTTGTATATTCCACAATGGAAGAAGAGGTTGATAATTTAAAAGATCATCCTATAATAGGACAGATACAATTATCAAATTTGAATCGTGTAAATGCTTTGGAGCAAGATCTTAGGTTTTATTATGGACCTATTTGGAGATCTATCATTCAACCTTCAGAAGCATGTAATCAGTATGTAAATCGTATTCGTGAGGTAGCGAAAAATGAACCAGAACTTTTGGTTGGTCATCATTACACCAGATACCTGGGTGACCTCTCAGGTGGTCAGATCCTTAAAGGAATTGCCGAAAAGGCTTTGGAATTGGTGGATGGACAAGGACTCAAATTTTATGATTTTGAAAAGATAGAAGATACAAAAGCGTATAAAGCAGGATATAGAGGAATTCTTGACGGTCTTCCTATAACGGAGAATCAAAAAAATGCTATAATAGGAGAAGCAAATTATGCTTTTAAATTAAACATGGATATGTTTAATAGTCTAGAAGGTAATTGGTTTCAATCTTTACTTCAAATTTTCATTAGTTTTATTTTTAAAAAGAAATGATCTTTCTATCAACCCCCTCAGTATACAATTTACCTGGTACATGGGAGAAGCAACCTATGATCCATCATTTAAATCTTAGTCCAGAACAGGGATTTATCCTATTCTTTGGTTTACTTCTTTTTGGTTTAGTTGGATGGGGATTATATCTTACAGTAGGATCGGGTAAGAAGGCATTAAGAGATCCTATTGACGAACATGCTAAGATGCATGAGTTGGGAATTGCTCATGGTCACGGTGGAAATAAGGAGGCATATGAGATGTCTGGTAAACTAAAGCATAAGCACGAAGAATGAATGTTATTCTACTAATAATGTCATTCGCAAATTTTGTATTCTACCCATTAGTAGTAGGAGCAATTATTGCGGTGATTATCGAACAGGTACTTAGATCAAAAGGTAATAAGTACGATCCCGAAGCAGTTAAAAAAGTGACAATTGCTATGGGTGTAAGAAAGTTTTTTGTTAGACAAGCTTGGATTTTTAATATTATTTGGTTTGTTGGATATGCTATATTATTGTTTATGTTAAAACCAGGTCCACAACAAATGCCTGATATGATTTGGCAAGGAGGTGTATGACAAATAAATCTTATGATGACTCCAATTGGAGAGAAGAATACAAGAACTATACTTCTAGTAAATATGAGTTAGATCTGCTTGAGAATGGACCCCACAGTCTTTCTCAGTCATGGATGATGGGAGCATTACATAATAAATGGAAAAAGATGAAGGGGTATAAAGATCCTGAACCACCAGATTGCCAATCTTCAATGAAGGAGTGGGAAGAAAGTGTGAAAAAATATGGTAAAGATAATTGATGAAAAGACTCTTTTTCAGGTTAGTGATAGTATAGAAGAACAGGTTTTTGAAGAAGAGGATATTAGAGTTGTAGTTGTTGATAACTTTTATAAAAATCCAGATGTAATATTGGATTTAATTAATACCATACCTGCATCTACACATACTCCAAATAGGAGAGGGTTTCCAGGTAATCAAATAGATATAACATATAATATGGGTTATCTAACAGAGGTTTATACTGATCTTATTCAAAAATATTTTTCTGATATTGTTTCTGACGATTATCTGAAAGATAGTTTTGATAATGCTACTTTTATGGTAAATGTATTAAAGTATACTCCAAGTATTAAAGTACCTCATGTGGATATTGATGGTCACTTTGCTAGTGGAATATATTTCAATAAAGAATGTGAAGGTGGTACTGCTTTCTTTAGTAAAATTACAAGACAGATGTTAGGTATTGTTGAAATGAAATATAATCGTATGCTTTTATATAAACAAAATTCTCCACATACAGCATATATTGAAGAAGAAACCTTTGTTGATACATATAGAATAAATCAGCAGTTTTTTATTTGAGATGGATCATTATTATGAATATCTTAAACGACAACATTATTTGGCAACACACATGGAACTAACAGAAGAGAATGTAGTAAGGGTTTTAGAAGAACTTGTACCTTATGTTGAAGCAGATGGAGGTTCTCTTCAGTTTGTAGAAATAGAAGAGGAAACTGGTATAGTAAAAGTTAGATTGGGTGGTGCATGTGAGACATGTGCTATGAGTGTTATGACATTAAAGCAAGGTATAGAAAAGAAATTAATGAGTGAGATACCTGATTGTGTAGGAGTTGTTCAGGTTCTCTAACTGAGTGTTGGAGTCCACACTGAACTAGGCAAAATTACTCAATCCATGCTATAAATAATGATAGTACTGGGATTGAAAAATCATGCCCCTGACACAACAAAAGCATTACATTGTCGGTTATCACGACACACAACATCAACATTATGAAATCTGCGAATACGCTGTAGATTCATATCACGCAATACAAAATTCTAAAGAGGATGTCCCTTATCTTAGGGAGCATCCTCATTTTATTGATTATTGTACAAAAGAGTTGCCTGAGATTGATAAGATCACTCATTTAATGGCAGCAGGAATTCCTATGGGACATTAATTATGAGAGATGAAATTATGTGGTGGATGAGTAGATTAACTATTATGCTCACTTCACTTTTCTTATCGTTCTCACTAGCACAAGCAGCTTGGGCAACAGAAG